GATTGTTTGGCAGTACATACCATGACTTCCATGATCCAATCTTGAATATCTTTGGGATCAGCTACAGTCATAGCTTCTTGCATAGTTTTGATAACAAGATCTTTCTTACCTGCAAGACGAGATGCTACCTCTGATATGGAAGGCATCTCCCATCTGAAGAATACAAACGAACTGTTGACTCGTTCATTTATCCTGCAATTCAGAGTAGACTCTAGCATAGAATGAATCTTCCTTGTGTATCCGTTTGGATCTGTACCCCACTGCTGAACGAGAGTTTTTGCGATCGGTCTGTTTGTCACACCACCTGCAATACTCCTGATCCCAGTCTCCTCTACGATACTGGTTGTTAATGTAGAAATGTTTGAAGTATTTAGTTTCTCTGTCATGGTTAACCTCCTTGTATTTGTCCATGATTGCTTGGCTTGGTTGCCAATCTTTAGTTAGTTTTAAATTAAACTGATTCATTGTGTTTGCTCCAGTGGTCATTCCAAAGTTCTGTCGCAATAGCATTGCACCAGTCTTTGTCTGACTGATAGATAGGTTTCATCTTGTAGTTTATGTATCGCTGTAGTTGTGACACATGATCTGCTTGTTCGACTTGCTGCTCAAGACCATCAAGTGATACAACCTGATCGTAATAATCTTGCCATAGTTTCTTATATTTGTTCATGACTGTCCTCCTTTTTTCCAAGCCATTGATAGTTGCATTTCTGCTATTCTTGCAGGTGTTACTATTGTTGCATTGCAGGAATAACAACACCAACCTTCTTCAGATATTGGTGATGGATTATTACCACCATGATAATATATCTCACCATTTTTATCTCGATCAGGTTCAATCTCATTATGACAAATGCAACAAACTAATTCTGTAGTCATTTAATTATCTCCTTAAATATTTTATCTGGAATGATGGCAACCCATCTTGGTTCACCAGTCTTACGTTTATACATAGCAATGTTTCTGTTCTCTAACACCTTGAATACATTAGGAAATCCATCTACTGCTCTGTATTTTATTTCGACAACATACTCTACTCCTTTGATTACAAGTTTGATGTCACCAGTATGTTCACCACCAAGACTACCTGATAGTGGTACTTTTTTTACTGGTAAATTCCATGAAGTAAATAGTTTTACAAACCAATTCTCATGGTAGTTACCCTTGATTTTGCTTTTACTTGGCATTGTTTATACCAATCTTTTCTAGTTCTTCTTCTAGTCCACGAACTGTACTCTTCAATTCATTGATAAGTTTATGCAGTATTATTATCTTACCCTGCAAGTGAGACTTATCCATGCTCTCTCTAATTAATGTATCTATTGCATCACTCATTAAAACTCTCCATCATTTAGTTGTGCGTTAAGATAAACTTGCAATGCTTCGCACCAACAAAGCAAGTTGAATAATCTTGGTTCTTTTACTTTTCGTTCCCAGTCACCAAGAGTTTTTGTATCAGTGCCAATAGTCATAGCCAAAGATTCTATTGTTAAACCCTTAGACTTTCTTTGTTTAATTAATGTATTGATGATTCTTTGGTACTGATACTTTTGTTCAGGTGTCACGATACAATGGATTGATGCTTGATCTGATTGTCCATCATATCATTAAGGATATCAGATGCTTCCTTACCTTGCCAATCTTTTGGTGCATTTTGTTGCTCCCATATTTTGATTGTCTTAGCAGTCATCTTGTTTATCCAAAACTCAGGGTGATTGTAGCCATATGGTTTTGCAACGTCACACATATGATCGTACATTATCCTGAAGTCTTGTGGTGTACCAATTCTAGCATAGGCTTGGCACATTTTTAGTTCTGTTGTTGTGTAGTTGATGTCCATGATTAACCTCCATTAATTGAACATTGAGTCTGACTTAGACATATACTGTAGCATTTTACTATTACGTTCTACAATAGTTTTGTTGGTGCTACTGACATTTGTTGGGTGTGATATCCAATGTGTTACTGCATTGTATAGACCCCATTTGTTTCTGCCAATGTTGTGGCAGTAATCACCCCAGTGTTGGTTAAGTTTCTGATACTGAGTTTCGTTGCGATATTTGCCATCAATAGTCGGCTTTGGTGTCCAAGTTAGTTTATCAAACAGAGTGACTACCTCATCATGTGTGACTGGTGTATTATACCACTCACGAAAGCGAGGCTCATTACTACGAAACAAATCGACTGAGTGTTTGATATGCTCAAAGTTGTAATTGAATATACCATTATGTTTTTGTCTGTAGTTGGCAATCTTATCAGCAGTTGTGCAGCCATTCAAACACCATAGTCTTAGACCATCAGCAGTAATCATGACAGACCATACTCCATTGTATGAGTTCCGTAGTACCATTTGAAATGCAATGTAGTCTTGCTTGGCAGGATCATCAAAGCAAATCTCTTTGAAGATAAGTTTTGCTTCCATCATTGCACCATTGTCAATCATGTTTATCTGTGTGATGTATGGTGTTTTCATACTATCAGCTATGCTAATGACTGGATCTAGTACTTGAGCATGAGTAACAGGTCTGTATGATTTGGAATGATTACCAAGATACTCACTGGTATCTCTGTTGATTATCATTACACGATCATCACAGTTAATTATCTCATCATCACGCATACCTTTCATTGGTATAGTTTCTATAGGAAAGTTATAGTTAGCAGGTTTGTCGATTAGTTTAGCTATTTGTGTCATATGATTCATTGTTACCTCCTTTGAATCAGCTTGGGTTAAATGCTACAAGTGCAAATACAAATGTAACAGACGAAATGATACAGAACATTACCCATATCATGTATATAATAAAAAAGTTATCCATGTGATCTCCAGTCTTTGAGTTAATTGAATTGCTTATAAAGTTAGAATTAGTTTTCGCCACACATAGTTCTCAGTTGTCTCTATAATTTATCTTCGGTTACAATTTGTAACTTTAGTTTGTTATACTGCTTCTTGATTACATTGTAATAGTATAGAGTTTTGTTGTATGATTTTGATTGGAAAACGATCTTGTTTTTTAGTATTAGATAGTACATGGCACAAAGCCCTCGTGGTTGACATAAAAAAAGGACAGATTGCTCTGCCCTTTTGTTAAGTTAGATGGTTTCTTGGATAGGTTCAAAATCTTTACCTAAGATATCATTTACTTCATTAAGTACCTGACTTACATCTTTGGTAGAAGATTTCTTGTAAGGCTTCCACTCTTCTTCAGTTACTCTGAAGTAGACTGCCTTGTCGGTATCAAATCTCTCAGTTAATTCCTCAAGTTCATCTTTCATTCTTTTGAAGATATCAACCTTCTTTGCCAACTTAACGTCAACAATTTCTGTACCTTGAGCAGGAACTAGTGAGGCAATGTCTCCTCTAAGGTCTGACATCTGTTGAGTTTTATACTGAATGGAATTATTTGCTGAGTAACAAGCATCTCTTGCTATAGATTGTCGTAAATACTCATTATGTTCGCCTTTGTGATGCATTACAACAGCTAGTTTAAGTTGAAATAAATCCTTGTTTGCTTGATTAGTCTTTTTCATTTTCGTCTCCTTTTAATAAATGATTCAGGGAATCTGAACCATGATGTCACAAGAACATGGGAATCTCTGAACCAAAAAGAATCTAGGTGTTAGGTCTTGTCCAAGCCTCTCGGCTTGGCAAGAAGAGCAACACGCTTATTCTATTTGGTCTTGCACTTCAAGCAAAGGGCGTAAAAGAAAGCGTCGCACTTCTTGGTGCGACACATTCGCCCTGCAGTCTAAGAGATTCCCATGTTATGGTGATCATCATTCTGAGGTTCTGATTGCATGAATCGTGCAGTTAAAAGGAGCTTGACGAAAATAGGAAAAGAGTAATCAACCTTACAAACAAGAGGTTTATTTCAATGCAGAACTCGCTGTTCCTTTTAGTATGCATCACAATTTTAGAAGGCGATAAATAATTAGTATTTTAATACACGACAATCTAAGGATAGCGAGAGATGCTATGGCTACTCGCAAAGAATTATGTTTAGTAGGAAACTCTTTACAGATGTCTGCCTTAGAGTAGATATTAGACGAGCTTGATCAGGCACAAGGTTCAGAATTGACTACTTAAGTTTCTTGGCAAAGATTGATATTGCACGAAAGATACTTATGAAAGATAGTGCTTGAGGTGTTGACTGATAGTTTGCCATGCCGACTGTCTACGGAAGAGTACCTGATTAAGATGGAATAGCCTTACAATCTTCTACTGAAGATGTAAGACTTTCATCAGGTACTTCATGAAATGATATTGCAAGGAAAAGATTCTATCCAAGAAATTATCGTATGATAACAAAAGACTTAGGCAGAGTAATCTGCCATGCTTTTGTTAGGTCAAGCACAATAAAACCAGTAGTCAATCCCTCTTGGGATTGTCCGTCTTGGCTTTGTGCTTTACCTTTTAGTGTGTTTTAGTAACCTTAAGTCCTTGTTTTACAAAGAGAATAAAAAGCCCTTGACAGGGCTTTCCCTGACCCCTTATAAAAGGGGGTAAGGGGGATTCTCTTGTTAAAACAGCTTAAGTTAACCAAAAAACAGATGACCTTAGTTGATACGATTGTAGCAACTGGTTGTAGTGTCACAGAGGCTAGTGCAAAGTCTGGATACGCAGCAGGTGAATCAGGTAGAGTGACAGCCAGTAAGACTTTGCGACTGCCTCATGTTCAGGAATATATGCAACATAGAATAAGAGATAGTATTGGACTTAATGCTACGATAGCTTCTCGCAGGGTACTGGACTTAGCGAGTAGTGCTAAGTCTGAGTACGTACAGCTTGAAGCATCTAAGGACATACTTGATCGTGCAGGGTACAAGCCAGTGGATAAAGCAATGCATTTAGTGCAGGGTAATATTTCTGTGTCCATTGACCTAACATAGTATGGGGGTTAAAAAAGTGTGGCTAGTGTATATGACAGGGTCTCATACAAACATTATTAGTCAAAAAGGTACGTTATGAGTAAGACACCTGCATGGACAAGAAAAGCTGGGAAGAATCCTAAAGGTGGATTAAATGCTAAGGGTCGTGCCTCATATAAGAAAGGCACGTTGAAAGCACCAGTTAAGAGTGGTGACAATCCTAGACGAGCTTCCTTCTTGGCTCGAATGGCAGGAATGAGAGGACCAGAGAAAGATGCTAAAGGAAAACCTACTAGATTATTATTATCGCTTCGTGCATGGGGTGCTTCAAGTAAAGCAGATGCTCGTGCAAAGGCTAGAGCAATATCAAAAAGAAACAAGGCAAAGAAAAAGGCTTGACGAAACGAGAAGAAAAGTTGAAGTATTAAAATATAAACTTAAAGAAAGGAGAGATCAAATGCAGTATATGAAACCAAAACCTAAGAAGAAGATGACTGCAAAGCAAAAGACATTACCTAAGTCTTTACAGAAAAAAATTATAGCCTCAAAAGGTAAAAAGAAATAATGGCAGTTAATGCAGCAGGTAATTACACTAAGCCTACAATGAGAAAGGCTTTGTTTAATAGGATCAAAGCGAGTACCAAAGGAGGCAGATCAGGACAATGGTCTGCTCGTAAGGCACAGATGTTAGCCAAGCAATATAAATCTAAAGGTGGGGGTTACAGATGAAGAAGCCATTAACTCCAAAACAAAAGGCAACATTAAAGAAACATAGTGTTCATCATACTTCCAAGCATATGACTAGTATGAAAAAGGATATGATGGCAGGTATGTCGTTTACATCTTCTCATAAGAAGGCTTTAAAAAAAGTTGGTAAGTAATGGCACTCGCTAAATCACAAAGGTCGCTTCGTGCATGGACAAGACAAAAGTGGAGAACGAAATCAGGTAAACCTAGTACTCAAGGGTCAAAGGCAACTGGCGAACGTTATCTACCTGAGAAAGCAATTAAGGCTCTTTCTTCCAGTGAATACTCCAAGACTTCGGCTCTTAAACGCAAAGCAATTAGAGCAGGTAGACAAGTATCTAAACAGCCCAAAAAGATTGCAGCAAAAACGAGAAGCTATAGATCTTATTCATAGGTTAAAACAATGATGAACATATACTTCGAACTATTTAAATTCTTTAATAAAATAGGTAATTATTTTTATAATAAGTACTGTAGAAGTTTGCAGGGTAAAAAAGTGCATAGTCGTACACGAGTTGTTAAATGACATTCTTACATACTTTAAAGGTTGAAGAGAGACGAATACTTCGTGAAGTGGTAAAGCGAGTTCATCTTAAACATCACCCTAAAGCATTTTGTACTGATAGGGAAGCCGACAAAGTAATAGCAGTTATTGGTCCTGAAACTGTGGACACTCTTCTTAGAGTTGGAGTTAATACTCACATTGATACAATTTAAATACAAACCTGATGGTCAAGTCATCAAAGACTTTATGAAAGATAATACTTTCTTTCGTGGCATAAGAGGTCCAGTTGGTAGTGGCAAATCCGTAGCTTGTAGTATTGAAATATTTAGAAGAGCCTTAATGCAAAAGCCTGATAAGAATGGTAAGAGAAAAAGCAGATGGGCAATCATTAGAAACACTAATCCACAACTTAGAACAACCACGATTAAGACTTGGCTTGATTGGTTTCCTGAGAATGAGTGGGGAAAGTTTATGTGGTCTGTACCATACACTCATTTTATAACAGCAGGTGACTTGGATATGGAAGTTATATTCTTAGCACTTGATAGACCTGAAGATGTAAAAAAATTATTATCATTGGAACTTACTGGTGTGTGGGTCAACGAAGCTAGGGAAATACCTAAGTCAATTATTGATGCGTGTACTATGAGAGTTGGTAGATTCCCAAGTGTGAAAGATGGTGCTGCAACATGGAGTGGTGTTATCTGTGATACTAATAGTCCTGAAGAAGATCATTGGTGGGCAATTATGAGTGGCGAAGTTCCAGTACCAGACCATATAACTTTGGAAGAAAGTCGTATGTTAGTCAAGCCTGACAACTGGAGATTCTTTACACAACCTAGTGCTATGCTTGAAGATAAAGATGAGGACAATGCTGTCACTGGATACAAGCCTAACAAAGATGCAGAGAATAGAAAAAACATTTTAGAATCTTATTATCCTAACTTGGTACAAGGTAAGACAAAGAGTTGGATAGATGTTTATGTTATGAACAGACTTGGTAGTATCCAAGATGGTAAGCCAGTTTATAATATGTTTGTGCATGATAGTCATGTTGGTAAGGAAGAAATACCAGTGGCAGATGGTGTTCCAGTTTATATTGGATTGGACTTTGGACTTACTCCTGCTGCAGTCTTTGGTCAAAAGGTAAGAGGCAGATGGTTAATACTGCAAGAGATAGTTGCATTTGATATGGGGATTGTTAGGTTTGCAGAATTGTTAAGAGCAGAAATAGCCACACGATATGCAAACTGTGAAGTGCATATTTATGGTGATCCTGCAGGAGACTTCAGGGCGCAAACAGATGAATCTACACCTTTTCAGATACTAAGAGGTGCAGGATTAAGTGCCAGACCTACAATGAGTAATGATGTTGCCCTAAGAATTGAGTCTGTATCATCTGTATTAAATAGAATGGTTGATGGTAATTCAGGGATTTTGATTGACTTTAGGTGCAAAGAATTGGTAAAAGGGTTTGAGGGTGGTTATCAATATAGACGTATGCAGGTTTCAGGTGAACGATATGAAGATAAACCTCTCAAAGATCGATACTCACATATCCATGATGCTTTGCAGTATTTGATGTTGGGGTCAGGCGAGGGAAGGCAGGTACTAGGCATGAACAAAAAGATTGAAACCTTTAATGCTAGAGTGGAGTATGATGTCTTTAATCGCAGACCCAAGCAACAAAAAAGGCAAGGTTTATGGGCAAGAATGTAAGGAGTTAAATATGTGTTTACCTAGAAGTTCAAGACCTCCTCCTCCAACAGATGCTGAAAAAGAAGCACAAATGGAAAGAGAAGCTCAAAAAGATATTGAGACAACAAACAGAGCAGATGCTAGACAAGATGTTCTTGAACAAAACATTACAGCAAAAAGAAAAGGTAGTGGTAGACGATCTTTGCTAAAAGGTTCAGGTGGTGGCATAGGTTTCTATAACGAATACGATAGCTAATGCACGAAAAAACTGTAGAACAAATGATGCAAAGATATGAGAAGGCTCTATCTGTCAGGTTAGAGTTTGAAGATCTTTATGATGAAATCTTTGAGTATTGTTTACCACAACGTCAGGGTTTCAAAAACTATTCGGCAGGTCAAAGACGAGATGATAAGATCTTTGATGAGACTGCAGTTGTTGGTATTCAAGAGTTTGCATCAAGACTACAAGCAGGATTAACTCCTAACTTTGCTAGATGGGCAGACTTTGTTACTGGTCAGGAAGTTCCTGAAGGTGAAAAAGATGATATCAATAATGCACTTGATGGTGTCACTGATTATGTATTTGAGATATTGCAGACATCAAACTTTGCTCAAGAGATACATGAATGTTTTATAGACTTAGCACTTGGTACTGCAGTCCTTTGTGTTATGGAAGGTGATGCAGTAAATCCTATTAGGTTTCAATCAATACCATTACCTCATGTAGTTTTAGATACTGGACCTGATGGCAAGGTCGATCATGTGTATCGAGAACGTATGATGAAGAATGAAGATATACCAGTCGCTTATCCTAATGCAGTCTTAACTCCTAAGATGGCAGAAAAAATAACTAGAAATCCTGAAGGCAAAACCAAGATACTTGAGGTTTCATGTAGATTATATGATGATCCTAATGTTGAAAAGTATGGATACTATGTCATAGATATAGCAGATAAAGCTATGATAATGACTGAGATTTATACTGGTGTAGGATCAAATCCATTTATAGCATTTAGATGGAGCAAAGCATCAGGCGAAATTTATGGTAGAGGTCCTGCATTAAATGCCCTTAGTGCAATCAAAACTTGTAACCTTACTATAGAAATGATTTTAGAAAATGCACAGATGTCTATATCAGGCATCTATCAGATTGATGATGATGGTGTAATTAATGTTGATACAATCAACCTAGTTCCCGGAACTGTTATTCCCAAAGCACCAAACTCACAAGGTTTGCAGCCAATAAGATCAGCAGGATCATTTGATGTGGCTAACCTTATTTTAAATGATATGAGGAATAATATAAAGAGAGCTTTGTATAATGATATGTTAGGTGATCCAAATAAAACACCTGCATCAGCTACCGAAGTTGCAGAACGTATGGCAGATTTATCTCGTAAGATAGGATCAGCATTTGGCAGACTGCAATCTGAAATGGTACAACCATTATTACAACGAGTTGTCTACATATTACAGAAGCAGGGTCGGATAGAAATGCCGACAGTTAATGGTAGAGAAGTAAAGATTCGTAGTGTTTCTCCCCTAGCACAAGCACAATCCAATCAGGATATTGTGTCGTTGAATAGATTTCTACAAACTGTCAGTGGTTCATTCGGTCCTGAGATTTTAAATATATTAATATCTTCAGAAGAAACTGCACTGTATCTTGCTAAGAAATTTGGTGTTCCTGATAAGTTAATTAGAGATGCAGACGAAAGACAACAGTTAGTGCAGATGGCACAACAGATGCAACAGCAACAACAACAAGGAGAGTTACCAAATGCCTCAACACTTGGGGGTTGATGGATACCCTAGATCAAAAGAAAAAGACGAACAAATTTCCAAAGTAATAGAATCAGTATTTAAAACTCCTAATGGTATGGAGATGTTAAAGTATATAAAGTCAATTACTATCGAAGCAATTAGTGGTGCTAATATATCAGATGCAGAACTTAGACACCTTGAAGGGCAAAGATATTTAGTGGCTTTATTAGTTAAAAGAATCAATCATGCAATGAGGTTAAAACAATGAGTGAAGAACAAGTTACATCAACAGAATCAGCTACAGAAATCCCTACAGAAACTAGTGTACCTCCAACTACAACTGAGTCTGTAGCTGAACCAACAAGACCTGAAGGACTACCTGAAAAGTTTAATACTTGGGAAGATATGGCTAAGTCATATTCCGAGATAGAATCTTGGAAAGGTAAGAAAGAAGAAGATATAAAGGCAGGACTTCTTCAGGAACTAGAGACAGAAGCCTACTCTAACAGACCTTCAACTTCAGGTGACTATCAAATACCTGAAGTATTAGATGAGGGTGAAGCTGCAACTAATCCACTTCTTAAATGGTGGGCAGATTATTCTTGGGAGAATGGTTTATCACAAGATGAGTTTAATGAGGGAATAACTAAATGGGCAGAGCATACTGGATCAAATCAACCTGATCTTGAAGCTGTAAAGAAAAGTCTAGGTGACAATGCTAACCTAAGAGTAGAAGCTACACAGTTATTTGTGCAGAAGTTTTTCCCTGCAGATTTACAAGATGCAGTTGCAGAACTAGGATCAACAGCAGAAGGAATCAAAGCATTAGAACTTATACAAAGATCAATGCAACAAACTAATGTTAATCCACAAGCCACTGCTCCATCTAAAACAACCATTGAAGATCTTATGACTAAGATGAAAGATCCACGATACTATGATCCTACAAGAAGAGATAGGGCATTTGTTCAAGAAGTGACAGATGGCTTTAAGAGAATTTAAAGGCGAGGGTATCTATGACGGATACCCAATCGTCAAAGCTAAAGCCAGTCATATAGATTACCTGCAAAATAACTTACGAGATGCAGATGTTAGGGAGTGTATTATACATGGTGCTACTCCTTTTCGTGCATTGATGGCAGGTATTCGAGAACCAAATGGCGAAAGTTACACTGTACTGGTAGATAAAAAACCTGCTTTAATGTTTGGTTGCAATCCAATATACAGTAATATGATAGGTAAAATATGGGCATTAGGTACATATGATATCGAAAAAATACAAAGAAAGTTTCTAAAATGGTGCAATCCAGTGGTGGATTACTACCAAAAACAATATTATCAATTAGAAAATGTAGTACCTGCAGACCATGCCAACACCTTATCATGGCTCAATTTCGTAGGTTTTGAGATACTTGATCCACCAGTTATGATAAATGGTTTTGCAGTTTTACGATTTGTACGTTGCAAAGGTGAAGAAATTTTGGTAAACAAAGAATATAGCCCAGTTGTTAGCTGATAGCCCTTACGGATAACTAGATGATGCTAAGATGGATAACTAGATAAAATGTAACGTTAACTTTTTTGAGGAGAACTATAATGGCTAATACAATAGACACAGCCTTTATTACGCAGTTCGAAACAGAAGTTCATTTAGCTTATCAAAGAATGGGTAGTAAATTAAGAAATACTGTTCGTACTGTAGCTAATGTGAGTGGAAGTACAGCACGATTTCAAAAGATCGGTACTGGAACTGCATCAACTAAATCCAGAAATGGACAAGTAACACCAATGGAATTGGCACACACCACAGTAGATGTGAGTATGTCTGACTTCTATGCTGCTGAATTTATCGATAAGTTAGATGAATTAAAGACCAACATAGATGAGAGACAAGCTGTTGCAACAAGTGCTGCTGCTGCTCTAGGTCGTAAGACTGACGAGATCTTATATACTGCTATGGACTCAGGTGCTAATTCATCTCAATTACATGATGCAAGTTCTGCAGTTGAAAAGGCAGACTTACTAAGTGCGTTTGAAACCTTTGGTACAAATAACATACCTGAAGATGGTGGCAGATATATTGCTATGCACCCAAAGGGATATGCTGACTTATTTTTAATTACTGAGTTTGCATCATCTGACTTTGTTGGTGAGCAAAACTTACCATTCGCAGGTGGCATGAGTATGAAAGAGTTCTTAGGATTTAAGATATTCTCTACTGCTGCAATTACTGCAGGTAAGAATATGGTCTATCATACAAGTGCAGTAGGATTAGGTATTGGTGCTGACGTAAGTACAGAACTAAATTATATACCTGAGAAAGTATCTCACTTAGCAACCTCAATGATGTCTATGGGTGCTGTTGTTATTGATAACAATGGTGTCTATGAACTTCTTGATAACAATTAATAGGAGGGTCGAATGGCTTACGCAGCAAGTGGACTTCATAGAATTGGTGGTGCTAGTGGTGTTCAACTCTTTATCTACCAAACAGCAGATGCGATTGCAGCAGTAAATAGTGTGAACTATTTTAATAATGCAGCAGGTATGTTGAATGTTAGAGATCTTATTATAGTGATGGATACTAATACACCAACAACAAGTTTTGTTTCGGTTTTATCAAACAATGGCTCAGCAGTTGACGTCTCAGACGGAACTGCAGTCGTAGAAACAGACTCAGACTAAAGGGAGGGGGAGCAATCCCCCTTATCTTACATGGCAAGTACTGTAGCAAATTCAGCAATCGATATAGCATCTAGGGCATTAGTTCTTATAGGTGCAGAACCAATTACATCTTTTGACTCATCTAGTACTGAAGCATTGGTAGCAAGTAATATGTATGAAGATACTGTTCGTGCTACATTGGCTACAGCAAGATGGAGGTTTGCATCAGAACAAGCTGTGTTAAATCAACTTACAGATAAACCGACTGGTAGATTTGATATTGCTCATCAACTTCCAAGTGATCTTCTTGTCTTACATGGAATAACAATTAGTGATCGTCTTATAGAATATACTGTGTATGGTGACAAAGTATTTAGTGATTCAACTACTGCTGACACTTTGATAGCAGACTATACATTCAGAGCAGAAGAAGTTAACTTCCCAAGTTATTTTGCATTAGCACTACAATACTCACTGGCATCTATCTTTGCTACATCAATAGCAAGAGATGATAGGCTTATGCAGTTAATGGAAACAAAAGCAAATATGTTAATGGCAAAAGCTAGAAACCTAGATGCACAACAACAAACAACAAGAAAACTGTCAACATCTAGATTCATAACTAATAGGAGAAGTTAAATGGCAAGAGTGAGAGTGCCATTAAATAACTTTCAGTTTGGTGAAGTTAGTCCTGCACTAACATCTAGGACAGATACTAAAGTATATACTAATGCTGCAGAGCAAGTTAGAAACTTTTTTATTAGATCAGAAGGTGGTCTAAAGAAAAGAACTGGTACAAAAAGATTAGCTAACTTTGGTAGTAGTCCATCATTTACAGCAACAGCAAGTCTTAGACAAAGTGTACGAATAGAACCATTTATATTTTCAGATGATGAAAAATATATAATAGCTTTTAGTAATACACGAATAGAGATATTTCAGATACACCCTACGACTGGTGCAGTGGCATCTATTCAGGCACTTACAAGTCAATCATGGTTAGTTAATACAACGTCAGCACCTTATCTTGAAGAGATTACTTTTGCACAACAAGGTGATCTTATGTTTATCTGTCATAATACATTTCAGACTAGAATACTAGAAAGAACTGGTCTTACATCTTTTGCAGTATCTACATTTAACTTTGATACATCAAGAGATGGTAATAATATATTTCAACCATACTTTAGTTTTCAACCACTTGGTATGACTATGGCTTGTAATAATACAAGTGGCGATAGTAGAACACTTACTGCTAGTGCTGATTACTTTGTGTCAGGTCATGTAGGTACTGATATACTTATAGGTGAAACTCGTTGTCGTGTTACTGCTGTTGGAAGTGCAACATCTGCTACAGTAAATATACAAGGAACAATAAGACAACAATTAGAAATAGATAGTATTAAAACGTTTGAAGGTAGTGGCACAGTCAGAGTTACCAAAGCCTTGCATGGTCTAGCTACTAGTGCATCTATTACAATAGAAAGATCAGGTGCAGTTGGAGGCATTGCTAATGGTAATATTAATGGCAGCAGATCTATAACTGCTGTTCCTGATGAGAATACATTTGAATTTACTGCAGGAAGTAGTGCTACTGCTACATCTAGTGCTATTGGTGGTGGTAGTCCACGAATAGTAACTGGTGCAGCAACTACTGAGTTTAGTGAAATGAGTTACTCATCACTAAGAGGATACCCTGCTGCAGTTACGTTTCATCAAAATAGATTATGGTTTGGTGGTACACTAGCACAACCTGATGGCATATGGGGAAGTAAGTCAGGACAGTTTTTTAATTTTGATATAGGTGAAGCTGCAGATAATGATGCGTTAGATCTTACTGCAAACGTTGGTGAGATATTTTCTATTAGACATTTAGTATCAAATAGAGATCTACAGATATTTACTACTGGTGCAGAATTATTCATACCAACTGTTTCTAATAAACCAGTAACACCTGCTAACGCACAAATACGCAGACAAACTCCTTATGGTGCATCATTTGTAAAGCCTACAGTATTTGATGGAGCAACTTTATTTGTTCAAAAAACTGGTAGTGCATTAAGAGAGTTTTTATTTACTGATGCAGAAAGTGCGTATACATCTGTTGCTGTATCAGGTTTAGCACCACATTTAATATTAGATCCAGTTCAGCAAACATCAATTAAAGGTGCTTTGAATCGAAGTGAGTCATATGCTTTTCTTCTTAACAATGATGGCACTATAGCTGTTTTTTATTCTGTTAGAGGCGATCAAAAAGCAGGGTGGACATTGTGGGATACGCAGGGATTGTGGCATAGTATATGTGCAGTCCATGAAAGATTGTTTGTTGTATGTGCTAGAGATGATGGATCAGGCACTACTAAGTTATTCCTCGAGGAGTTTCAAGATGATATGCCAATGGATTTCTGTGATACATTTAGTGGAAGCAGTAGTGCCTTTGGTAGTTTAGGATCACACTTTGCTAATAATGCAGTTGTTAAAGCTACAAATGGTAATGACTTTCTTGGTAGCTTTACTGTATCAGGTGCAGCAATAGATGCTAGTGCAGTCAAAAGTGGTTTGAGTCAGGCATTTATTGGTTATGCTTTTACACCTACACTTAAGACTTTACCTATAGATGCAAGTATACAAGGTGGTCCTTTGACTGGTGAGCCTAGACAAATACCAAAAGTCATATTAGATTTATTCTCAACATTAGCAGTAAGTGTTCAAGGACCAAGTGGAACATCTACAACTAGAGACTTGGTTATTAGGAATACAACGGATAGTGTGTCAGGTGGTTTGATGGAAAGATCTGCTGTTACTGGCAAAGAGGAGTTTAGGTTATTGGGATATAGTCGTGATCCAAGAGTTATAGTATCACAGTCTTTTCCTTTGGATTTACAGATTAACGGAATGATAGTAGAGGTAGCATTTTAATATGGCATTACCAATAGCATTAGCAGTAGCATCAACAGCAATATCTTTTATGGGATCAATGAGTGCTGCCAAAGCAGCCAAACGAGAAGCTGCTCTACAAAGGAGACAATTACAACAGCAAATAGAAGGCGCTCAGTTGGCAGCACTTCAAGATCATAATACTCGTATGCAAAATCTACAAGTTTTTTTAGGAACTAATGAAGCTCTTTTAGGTGTCTCTGGAAGAGGTCAAGACAGAAGTTTTAAAAAAATACAAGAAAGAGCTAAGACAGAAGCTGCCACTGAAACGGATAGAAAGTATTTACAGTCATTGCAAACACAAGCAAAGTTATCATTAGCACAAACTGTAGCTACAGAAAAAGGTAGAAACTTAGCAAGGGCATATAGGTATCAAGCATTTGGCACTTTAATAAGTGGTGCAATGAAAACACAACCTTTAATGGCAGGAAGTACTGGCTATCAAGCACCAGTTTATACCTCTGCAGATTTTAGAGGATTTAGATAATGGTAGAGTTTTTAAAAGCAAAGCCAACTTCATTTATAAATCAACCAGTAGGTGTTGTTAATGTTGATATGGGTGGTCAAAGAGCAGGGCAAGTATTAGCAAGTACTGCTAATAATTTAGCACAACAATTCTTTAAAGAAGCTACAGATAATGAAAAGAAATTAGGCGAAGATTATGCTTTAGAGTTACCAGTTAGAGATACTAAAGGTAAGCTACAATTTACAACAATGGATAAAAGTCTAAGTCAAGTTGCACAAGAAGCAGCAGATCCAGTTGTGAGAAGAAGATACTCAGAGGCTCTTGGAGTTGATATATATAATAGGATTAATGACATACGTTTAAATTCTAATTCATCTAGTGACTTTAATGATAAGAGCCAAGCATTTATGGGTTCTTATATTAAAGAAATTAATAAACTCGGTGGTTCAGAATATGAAAATGTTATTACAGAAAGTGTTGCAAAGTTAAGCACACAACATTTCTATGCTATGGCAACAGAAGAACGTAAAGAACAATTACGTATTGCATCATTAAATGCTTTGGCTATTAATCAAAAGTCTACAGATGATATGGCTACTTCAGCACTTCAGGATATAAAATTAAATCCTAACAATATATTAGATATTATTGAAACATATCAAGCAAACGTTAATCTTTTATCAATTCAAAATGATGAAAATTTAAAAACAAATAATTTAAATCCTGCTAAACATTCTGCACAAGATAAGGTTATCAAATCATCTATAGCCATAGCAGCAGTAAAAGAAGTTATACAAGGTGCTTCTTATAATGAAATACTACAAATACAAGAACATTTAGCAATAGGTAAGCCACTTGATCCTAAAGTATTTGGTGGCAAAATTGATAGCAAAGGTTTTAAAGATCTTATGGGTTATATAAATGATAGCCCATATAAAGAACAAATCTTAAAAGAAGTAGAATCTCTTGGTGTTCTTAGAGGTAAGAAAGAATCTAATGATAAAGCTGTTGAATCATACAATGATAAAAAAGATTTAGAAGTTATTCAGGAACAGATGAGAAATCCTGAAAATAAAATAGCAGCACTTAATTTTGAATCAGATATAAATCAACAATCAAACTCTATATTTAAAGAATGGAAAAATAATAACTTTGTTGTAAATGACAAAACTGTTAATGCATTAAAAAATATTACTAATAATATTATGAAAGCTACAGATTTAAAATCAGGTGGTTTAAAACATAATGGTAAACAAATCTTTTTAAATCAAAAAGGTGCTAATGCTTTAATAAGACAAACTACTGGAAATTTTTTTGTTAATCATATTGTTGCATCAGGTAAGTTTACCAGTGTAGAGCATATGAATGAACTAAGAAATGCATTAGTTAATAGAGATGAAAACAGCCAACCTAATCTTGCAAGTTTAAATACAGAACAAAAAGCAGTGATTAAACAAATGATACCATTAATTGACAGCTTAGATGTTTCATCAAACGTTGTTTATAATGGTATTAATAAAGTTTTTACAGCAAGAAAAGAAATTTTAAAACAAGTTAAATCTGAGCAAAACAAAACAACAGCAAATAATCTAATAGTTACACAAGCATTTACTGGTGGGTTTGGTGCTAACACAGACAGCAAAGGGAAAATATTAGACGCAGCTTTTCAAATACAACCTGATTATTTTGATAATAACTTTTTAAATAATTTAGCAGTAGATGGTGAAGAAAGTACAAAAGCTAAACAAATAGATCTTACTATTGCTAATGGCGCTCATACAAATGTATTCAAAGGCTTTATAGAAAGAGCAACAAGTGGCAGAAGTAATGATTCTACTGTAACAAGTGCTATTAATATACATAAAAGATACAGTACATATAATAGTGGTGGTGTTGAAATAGATGTACTAGATGGCACATTAGATGCAAAAGATCATGCTATATTAACTTTGGCATCAAATCTAATACCTAATTATAAAAATGCAGATGACTTTTTTGGTGTTGCAAATCCAACACCTTCTTCAATGATGACTAAAATAGTAGAAGCATTTAATAATAAAGATGATGTAGAAAGTAAACAGAGATTAAAAAACATAATAGGTGCAGGTAATAATGCATATCAACATTTAATTAACAAAGGCTTTGATCCAAGAGAAGCACAGAATATGCAGTTTGTAGTTCAACTTGCTGCATCTTTAAACTTAGGTGAAGATAAAACAAATGCATTGTTAGATAACATGAAAGATAATCTTTATGTTCATGGTGAGGGTTTAATTGTAGATACATTAAGTAGTGGAAATAACAGTTTAAAATCTAAATTTTCTATGTTGAGAGTCTTTAATGATTCTTTAAGTGGAGAAGAAGATAGAGCTAGAATAAGAGATTTTATTAATAAAGATCTTGAAGCATTGCAAGTTACAAATAAACTTGGTGAAATAGAAGGTTCTTATAAGTTAAATTATGTTGAACAAGTTATGATTGGTGGCACAGAAGTTGGTCCATTAATATTTGGTGCTACAAGAAAAAGACCTTTAGGTGCAAAGGGTGAAAGCGAAACGTTTGATGATGATGATAAAAAAGTTTTCTTACACCCATACGGAGATACAAGTGATATTAAAAATCTTAAATATGCTGCAGTAGTAAGAGTTGGCAATAGTTTTAGAATATTACAAACACCTGATAAAGGTCCATTAATGTATGATACTAAAGAGTTAAGACTTATGCTTGATCAAATGAAACTTGAAGAGTCAGGAGATTAAATGAATCTTGATGTTTTCAATCCTTTATTAGTTAATTATAAAGACAAAGAAAGATTCCAAACAA